TGTAACACTTGATTCTGAAATAGTTGAAGAAGCAAAAAAGTATTATACTGATTTTGGTGGAAAGCTTTCTCCATTGTTAAACAAACTATTAAAAAACTGGAATGTTATCCAAAGAAGTAATGCTAAAGAACTTCCTAAGAAACAAAAGAAGAACATTGATAAAGACTTAGACATTGATTTAGATTTAACAGGAGATATAGAATGAAAGCTTACCAAATATGGGGACTAGACTTAATATTTTGTATATTATCAACTCTTTTCTTTTTTGATATAAATGAATTTTATTCAGGAATATGTTTAGGTATGGCAATATTTTGTTTATTAATTTTTATTGCAACATTATTTTTTAATGGAGAGCAAGATGAATAAAAAAATATATATTAATTTTATGAGAAAGAAAGGATATGTTGTTACAAGAGATATAAAGAAAGCATGTGTAGATATTTTTGATAAAGATGAATCTGGTCAAGCTTATTATATCAGATTCAGGAGATTAGGCAAATGAGTGTAAATGATTTTGCTCCAGCATTAGCTTTGATTGTTAGTGGAGCTGTTGAAGCATACTTTCAATTAAAATTAGGAATAGCATGTATGGGCATAATACTTATGTTATCTTTTATATTAGCAATGCAAGTAAATAGGGAGAATAAAGATGGTTACTGATTCTAAGTTCTGCGAAGAAGTTCATATGGAAATACATGCAGTTAGAAGAATAGCTAACTATAAACCAAATCCAATGGAAGTTAATATATCTAAAATGGTTATAGATCATTTTCCAGATTGTGAAGAATGTAAAGAAGCTGGATTAAAACAGAAGTATGCTCCCCAAGCTAAATCAAACGATGGATTTATAACTAAACTATTCGGAGGTAAATCATGATAATTGATGTAGGTTCAATGTTAATCGCAGGAGCTTTACTAATTGTTGCAATTGCAATAGGTTGGTTAGCTGTAGAAAATGGAAAAAATAGAAGGAATAATAACTAATGGCTGACGAGATAACAAATATTAATAATCAAATAGTAAGTAGTATTACTAATCAGAATTGGGGTAATATAATAGGTTGGATAGTATTTGTTTTAGTATTGGCTGGTGCAGGAATATTAGGTTATCTTTGGTGGAACAATAAAAGAATATTTAATAAAAAAGCTACAGTACTAGAAGTAGTTGGAATTAATTACGTTCCAACATTTACTGATATGATGAAAATAGTTAAGATTGGAACAGGAGGATTTGAAATACTTTATTTTAAGAAATTAAAATGTTATAGAATAGGTTATGGTGGAAGAGTAGGTAAAAGAGATTATTATTTCTTTATTGGTAAGGATGGCTATTGGTACAATGGTATGTTATCTGCTGATATAAATTCAATAGATAAAAACGGTGGACTAATTCCAATTGTAACAACAAATCCAAACATGAGAGGACAATATACTTCTTTAGAAAAACAAATTGATACATTACATTCAGAGAAGAAAACATTTATGGAAAAATATGGTATGTGGGTATTAGCATCAGGATTTATTTTAATCATTGGAGTATTTGCTTGGTTAATATTTAGAGAGATGTCCCCATTAATGAACTCTGTTGCAGGTGTAACTGATAAACAATTATTAATTACAGATAAATTAGATATGTTAATATCTCGTTTAGCTCCAGCAATAAATTCAACATCAAATGGATTGATACCAGTATAAAAATGGAAATAATATATATAGTTTTAATAGTAGTAGTAATTTTAATTATTGTAATTCCAATATTACTTAAAAAATATATTAATAAAAAGAAAGCACAAAGACAATCATTATCTGGAGTTCCAGAAGAAATAATTGAACAATTTAATTTAGCTGAAAAAATGTTAGCTGATGGTAAAGGAGAAAAAACACCATATGAAATAATGTGGGAAATATCACGTAAACATAATGATAAAAATTTTATGAAAGGAGGTAAAGATGGTGGAGAAAACACAACAGAAAGAAGAAGAGAAACAACCAACACAAGAAGAAATAATTCAAGCACTGTACCAGAACAATCAACAACTGAGACAGGAGAATTACCTGGAGTCATTGAAAGAAGACAAGATATTCAGGATGGAACTGCTATCAGCGATGACAGCTCAGACAGCAGCGATAAACTTGGTGAATCAAACATTAAAGGAAATTTCTTCTCCAGATTTAAAAGAAAATAAAAAATGAGTGAAAAATTATTAACTACAAATATTAAAAGAGTAGCAGGTAATCTTTATTTTGTTAAATCTAATGAAGAAGGCTTCTTAGAAATATTTACTGCAAAAGCAGGAAGACCTAGCAAGAAGTAAATGAATAAGAAAGATATTTTATTCTATTTTTTAATTTTTATTGTAGTATCTTTATCAGTTTATCTTATATGGTTTATTAATACTGAAAGTTATCAATGTATAAATAAACCTTTAGACTATGCAGCTTCAAAAATAATTTATATTAATCCAATAACAAAAGTTCAAGAGAACTTTACTTGTTCTTGTCAACCTAAAGCAACAGAATTGTTACTTGACAATAGTAACATATTAAAATTGGTTAAGTAGCAAAAATATTTAAACTACGTGTTAGTAGTATATTTATGCCAACTAATCCATTTGCAGGACTGAATAGACCTCTAGTTCCTACTACACCTCCAAATGTTGTTCAAAATCCTTCTTCTCCAACAGGCTATACTAATAATGCAGGTCAACCAATTTCTTATGCACCTCCAAGTCAAAGAGGAGGAGGCGGAGGACATTCAGGAGGTGGAGGTTCAAGTGGAGGAAGTTCAACTCCTACAACCACAACGGTTACAACACCTACTTCAACAACAGATCCTTTAGCTGGTTACACTCCTGTTTATTCTGGAGGACAATTATTAGGCTTTAGACAAACTTCTGGAGGAGGTTTTATTCCAAGAGAAACTGCAATGGTTAATGGAAGTTATCAACCAGGATTAGCTAAACCAATTACTTCAAGTTATAATGGTGGGCCTTCAAATGTAGTAGGTTACACTGCTGCAAGTGGAGTAGGAGGAGTTAATATTTCTGAAGCAGGAGGAAAGACTTTTTATAATGTTACTGGTGGTGGGGGACAAAGTAAAGGAAGTTATGCATTTGAAAATTCTGGAGGATATACTGATAAAGAAGGAAGACCTATTTCTTATGTTCCTATTGAAGAAAGAGGAAAAATAATAACTCCAAAATATACAGATAATTTAGGTCAAGGAATGAGTTATGTGCCAAGAGAAGAAAGAATGAAATATGAACCATATATTGTTAGAGTAACTGAAGGAGACGCTTCATCTGGAAAATATGTATTAATTAATCCACAAATTAAATATACTGATATTTTAGATCAAGGTGTAAGTTATGTTCCAATAGAAAAAAGAGATAATAATCAAAAATCAATAAATATTAATAATAAATATAAAATAAATATAAGTAATGTTGAAAGATTAGCTACATTTGAAGAAGTAGAAAAATATGGTGAGCAGAATATACAAGAATATGTAATACCTAGAAGAGGATATGAAATTACTCCAGAAAATGCTTTAATATCTTATAAAACTGGAGAATTACCAAAATATACGCCTACTACTGATTTTGAACTTAGAACTGTTTTATTTGGAACTGGCGGAGATCAGATGAAAAGAGAATCTGTTAATTTTCTATATGGAAAAGAAGGAAGCGTTAAAGATACTAGGATAGGTAAGATATTTTCTAATATTCAAGAATACACTAAATTTAATCAACTAAAAGATTTTGCATATAAGACATCTAGTGAAGCTTATTCAAAATTACCTTCTGTAGTAAAAAATCCTATTGAAATATCAACTAGGTCAATCACTACAGCAGCAGGTATATTACTTATTGATTATCCTATATATGCTCAAGGTTATTCTACCACTAAATTTCTAGGAGAAATAGCTATATCTAGAGGTGGAGTTTTAAAAGATTTAGCTGTTCAAACATATACTGGAGTAGTTAATCCTGAAACTAGATATGAAACAATTTTAACAACAGCATTATTATTAGGACACGGTAAAGCTAAAGATTTAAAAGTAGATATAAAATTACCTAAATTAGGTTCAACTTCTTATGAAATAGCAGGAGCAAAGTCTATGAGTTTTGGTTATGATGTAAAAGGAAAAATAATAAAAACAGAAGCAGAACCTGGAAGTTTTAAAGTTTATTTTGAGAAAAAACCTAAACCAGATTATGTAAATACTCAAGCAAATTTGGATAGACAAGCTTATTTAAAGAGAATATTTGGAACAGAAGATATTAAAATAAGAGACGTTCTTAGAGATGTATTTTTACAAGAAGAAAAAGTTACATTAACTCCACAATTAACAGAACAGGCAAGATCAGGATTACAAGCACAACAATTATTGGAAGGAGTATCTCCAAGTCCAAATCTTCCTGCACCAGATATAAGTTCTGTAAAATTTAAAGAATTAACTCCTGAAGATGTATCAACTGTATTACAAAATAAAAATAAAAAGAATGTTGAATTAATAACAGGTTCAGTTGGTGCTTTGTCAAGAGCAGAAGTTGCAGGAGCATTTTCTTTATTATTAAAAGAGGGAAAAATTACTCCAGCACAATTTGAAGAATTTTCAAAAGCTGGAGATATAGATATAATTATAAAGAAATATAAGCCTGAATTAAAAACTATTAAGTTTAAAAAAGAACAGAGTCCACTAGAATCAAGAGCAAAATTACAATTAGCTGGATATGAACAAATAGAAAAAAAAGGTTTAGATGTAAAAGCAATTAAAGAGATAGAAACAAAAGTAGAACAGTCTGGAGTAAATATTGAATTTGATGTAATAAAAGAATTAGAAGCATATGGATTAGAACCAAGACAAAGAATGTTATTAGAAGAAGCAAAAGGTGCAGTAATTAAAGGTACAGCAAGAGATATATTATCAGATATACTTTATTATAAAGCAGGAATATTAACAAAAGAACAATTTGAAAAGAGAATGAAAATAGGAACAGAAACACCAAAAACATTAATAGGTAAAGATATAGATTTTGAAGTATTACCTAAAGCTTTAGGAAAAGAAGGAGAACAATTTGTAGAAAGATTAAAAATAAGATTTGAAACAAAAGAAGGTAAATATGCAGTACTTGCAATGGATATTAAAACAATAAAAAAAGGAAGACCAAAAGCTGAAACTGGACAATTAGGCTCATTTAAAACTTCTTATATTGATGCAGAAGGAAAATTAGTTGAAGAATATTATACTAAAGGAGAAGCAGTAAGATTTAGATTACAAGAAGCAATATTAAAAGAATCATTAGTACCAGAAGATATTAAACTAAGAGATGTTTGGAAAGATGTATTAACAGGAACAGAAACACCAGAAAAGTTAGTTAAAGGAGATCTTGCTTATTCAGAATTAAAAGAAAGTCAAAAAGTTTCAATGAGACCAGCTAATTTTGAGCTTACTAGAGTATATGAAGTTGCAAAACAATTAACTGAAGATCCATTTGGAGATATTTCAAGAGGATCTACAGTAGAATATCTAGCTAAGAAAGCTAAGCCTGGTTCTCCAGTTGTAATTTCAGATAAAGCTCAAAATAAAATATTAACATTACAAAAAGAATCATTAAGAACATTAGATCAGGCAGAAAGTACATTACTTAATGTAGATATAGAAAAAGTTGAAAAGAAAGCAGGTAAATTTCAAGAAGCAATAGATTTAGGAGTAATAAAAACAAATAAAAAGTTTTTAGTTAAAGAAAAAGGAGCATTGGCATTTGGTGCTGAAAAATCATTACAATTACAAAAGAAAAGTATAGAATCATTTGCTATAAATGATAAAGGATTAATATCTTTATATAAAAAAGTTGGTGAAGAAAATGTAGAAGTAGCTCATGTATTTGATGTTGGACAAATGCCATTGTTATTTAAACCTAAAGAACTTAAAACTAAAGAAGGATTAACAACATTAGATAGATTTAATCAAGATATTAATAATGTTTTAGCTACAGTTATTAGAGGATTTAGAGAAGATATACCTATGGCTGAAAATAAAGACTTAGCTAGAAATATTGCAATTACTAGAAGTAAAATAGATATTGGAGAAAAATTAAAATCAGAAGGAAAATTAAATTATAAACAAAAAATTGCTTTAGAGATAGTAAAAGAAAAATTATTAGAATTTGAAGGAAGAAAAGAAATATCTCAGCCTCAAGAACAGATGAGAAGTAGAATTGCTAAACTATTAAGGATTAATAGAGTTTATAGAACTGGCAAAGAAGTATCTATAAATATTGATAAATCTTTAAGTTTAAAAGATAATTTAAAACCAACTAATTTATTTTCAAGGACAGATTTTATAGAAATAAAAGATAAAGCTCCAATAAAATATGAATCTCCTTCAATAGCAGAAGGTATGTTTGAACAAGCTATTCCAGAACTTAAAGAAGGTATTACTTCTCAACAATTAAAATCACAATTTTTAGGTTATGTAGCTAAAAGAACAACAGGAGCTTCAAAAGCATTTAGAGAAGCAAGTAATTTAGACATACCAAATAAAGTTTATTCATCAGCAGAAGCATCAAAATTATTTAGAGAATTATATCAAAAAGTTAAACCTCAAGTTTCAAAAGAATCAGGAACTATTTTATCTTCAATAGAAAAGAATTATGCTAGAGATTATGCAAAAGCAATTGCACAATCAGAAAATGCAAAACAACTAGGATATGCAGTTAAAAAGAGTATTATGCAAAAATCATATAATAAAGTTGATAATTATCTATCTGATAATTATGTTGATTATAATTACTCAAATAAATATGGAGATTATACAGGCTATAAATATCCTAATTATAAATATGCTTCTTATAAATATGGAGAATACAAATATACAAAGTATCCTAAATACTCATCATATACAAAGTATCCATCTTATACAAAATACCCTGACTATACTAAGTATCCAGATTATACAGAATATCCCTCATACACAAAGTATCCATCTTATACAAAATATCCAAATTATACAAAATATCCAGAATATAAACCTCCAATTGAATATCCTAAAAGAAAATTTAAAGAAGATGAAAAAAAGAAAAAGTCCTTCCTTAAACAGCAAAAAACATACAACGTTCTTCTAAGAAGACGTGGAAAGTTTGCACCAGTCTATCAAGGATTAACTCGTGGTGAAGCGTTACTACGTGGCAGTGACATAACTTTAAAGTCGCTGTCTCGTACGTTCAAAATACAAGAAACAGGAAAAACAAAAGAAACATTTGGACAAGATATTGATTTCATGCCAAGGGAAACTCAATTCCGTCAATATCAAGTTAGAAAAGGAAAGAAAGTTCAATTACAAAATACATTTATTCAATTGAACAAAGCAAATCTTCAATCATCAGAAGAAAAGTATCAGATAAAGGAGGCAAAAAGATTGAAGAAACTAATTGGTTTTTAGTTACCACTAATTAGAAACGAAAAGATTTATAAACTTCATATTACTATATAAAACATGTCTAATACTCAACCACAAGGGCCATTGACAAGAGAGGGAAAATTTCTATCAAAAAAAACTATAATAGAAAGAATTAACCCATTTAAAAAAAAGTATGGTTCTAATATTTCTGACGATAGATTAAAAGTTTTAGAAGCTGCTAGAGAACGTTCAAGAGAAATTGAATTTAAAAAGACACAAGAAAAAGAAGCATATCTTGCTAAGATGGAAAGATATAAACAATCAAGAAGTGGTAAATTAGGTAAGTCAATTAGTGGTGGATTAAGAAATATACAAACATTTGGAACGGCAAGAGGAGCAAGAAATTATTATCAATCAAGAGGATATTTACCTCCTTCAAGTATGTCTCAAGCATCAAAAGGATCTAATTCTTCTTCAAAAGGATATGGTAAGAGAGGAAGGCCTGTTGGTACTAAAGATCCTAGATATGCGGCTTATGGAGGAGTTTATGGATGGAGGAAGGCACAAGCATTAGCAAATAGACAAGCAAGATTACAAATGATGAGACAATCTACTGTTTCACCTCAGCAAGAAGCTTATTTAAGGCAACTTGAAGCAAGAAATCAAGCTGTTAGACAAGATCCAGAAAGACGTGTTTTTCCTGATACTAATGGAGGAGTAAATTTAAGAGGTATTCAATCAGAAATTGATAATGCCGCTCATATTTTTGATTGAGATGATTACAGTTTTAGATAAAAAGTTAGGTAGAGTAGGAAAAGATGGTTTAAAATATTCAATAAGAGGAGAAAAACAATCTGGATTACCTAAGAAATTTAAAGTACTACCAATAAAATTAAATATTAGATTTAAAAAAATGAAGTAATGGGAACTGGTAAAGATTTACAAGATCAGGAAGATGCATTAATGCAGAGATATGAAGAAGAGCAAATGCAACAAATGCAAATGCAACAAGCACAAAATGTTAGTCCTTATGCTTCTACAATGTTTCAAGGACAAAATAAACAAAATTTAGTTGAATGGCAGTTAGATTTTAAAAATGAATTAGATGATATTGAAAGACTTCTTAGATGTGATATAATGGTTAATGATACAAATGGAAATCAAATATGGATAAGGAATCCTAATCCTGAAAGAATTATATTTAATGATATTGGAGTAAATGATATTTTAAGAGAGATTAGAATGTTTCTTAATAAAAATAAAGTTTTATCTAATTATGGTGTTGAAGAAATAAAACCTAGAATTAAAATGATTGGACATGAAATTAGAATTTTAATTTATAATAATTATGAACATTATGGAATGGATAACGAATATAAACAGAATAATTATTCTATGATTGTATTAACTATTTTATCTATGATTGAAGATAGTTATAGAAGAGCTATTAATGGATTGGAACGAAAAGATTTAAATTCTTTTCGCACGGTAGTTCAGCAAGAACCTTTAGCTCAACCAATGCCATACGGTACAGGAATATCATCTCAAGGAAAAAAATCTATTTTAAAACCGTGGACTTGGTAAAATGGTATGGAATAAAGGATTAAAAATTTCTGAAGAAACTAGAATAAAAATAAGTAATGCAGGTAAAGGAAGAAAATGTTCTCAAGAAACTAAAAATAGAATGGCTATATCAAAGATGGGAGATAAAAATCCTATGAAAATATTAGAAGTAAGACTTAAAAGTAGTTTATCTAAAAAAGGATTTAAACATACAGAAGAGCATAAAGAAAAAATAAGAAATATTGCAGCTAATAACCCAAATTATGGTATGAAAGGAAAACATCAATCTAAAGAATCAAGAATAAAAATAGGTTTAGCTAGTATTGGTAGACACGTATCAGAAGAAACAAGAAAAAAATTAAGTGAAGTAAATAAAGGAAGAATATTTTCAGAAGAACATAAATCTAATCTTCGTAAATCAAAACAACACATATCTGAAGAAACAAAAATAAGGATGAGAGAAAATCATCCTAGAGCAATGCTAGGTAGACATCATACAGAAGAAGCTAGGAGAAAAATAGGATTAGCAGCACGTAATATATCTCAAGACACAAGAGATAAAATGAGTATCTCTCATAGCGGAGATAAGACAAATTTTTGGAATGGGGGAATATCATTTGAACCTTATTCAATAGAATTTAATGAAAGATTTAAAGAAGCAATAAGAATTAGAGATAATTGTTGTATGATTTGTAATAGTAATGAAAAAAAAGGTAGAAAATTAAATGTTCATCATATTGATTATAATAAATTAAATTCTACTAAAGAAAATTGTATTGCTTTATGTGATTCTTGTCACGCAAAGACTAATAATAATAGAGAGCAATGGATAACTTTTTTCCAGTCATTATTAAGTAAAAAATATAAATATATTTATGTAGAGGTAATTAAAATATGAAACTAGCAGTTGTTTTCCTTCTATCTTTATTTTTAACTTTAGGAATAGTTGGAACAGTTTCTGCTTCTCCTTTTGGTTATGATATTGAAAATGGATTAGGTGGTTCTTCAACAGCACCAATCACAGTAGTAATAAACCAAACCACAACAAACGTAAACAATTCAGATTATCTTAATGGACACGATTCTTCTTATTTCTATCCAGCTTCTAATCCAGATGGATTTATAGACGATGGAAACACAGGTTGGGATAATTTATATGGATTTATAACTAACGCAGTAAATAATTTAATAAACTATTTCACAAAAACAGAAGTAAATGATATGATTGCAGGAAACTTCACAGCATTAAATAATTCTATTACAAATATTTCTTTAACTCCAGGACCACAAGGAATACCAGGAGTTAATGGAACTAATGGATATACTCCAGTTTATGGAGTAGATTATAGAAATGGAACTGATGGTACAAATGGAATTGATGGTGTAAACGGAACAAATGGAATTAATGGTGTTAACGGCAGTGATGGTTATACTCCAGTTTATGGAGTAGATTATAGAAATGGAACTGATGGTTATACTCCACAATATGGAATAGATTATGTAAACGGAACAAATGGAATTAATGGTGTTAACGGCAGTGATGGTTATACTCCAGTTTATGGAGTAGATTATAGAAATGGAACTGATGGTATAAACGGAACTAATGGTGTTAATGGTAGTAATGGTATCAATGGAACATTCACAGATATACTTAACTCAACTCAATTTTATAATCAATCAACAACTTGGAGTTTAAATCTTACTTGGCTTACTTCAATATTTGATACAATCTATTTGAAAATATCTGATATGTTTACTAAACAAGAAATAACAGATATGATTAGTGGTAATTATACAGAGCTTAATAATTCTATCACAAATATTTCTTTAACACCTGGACCACAAGGACCTCAAGGAATACCAGGTATAAATGGAACTAATGGTATTAATGGAAGTCAAGGACCACAAGGTATCCCAGGAGTTAATGGAACTGATGGTTATACTCCACAATATGGAATTGATTATGTTAATGGAACAAATGGAATTGATGGTGTTAACGGTATTAATGGTGTTAATGGTTCTGACGGATATACTCCTCAATATGGTATTGATTATGTTAATGGAACTAACGGCATTAATGGAGTTAATGGAACTAATGGACAAGATGGTATCAACGGAACTTTCACAGATATATTAAATTCAACTCAATTTTATAATGAAAGTAATGTTTGGAGTTTAAACTTATCTTGGTTCAATTCCGTTTATGATTTAATTTATTTAAAAATATCAGATATGTTTACTAAGCAAGAAGTTAATGATATGATTGCAGGTAATTATACAACATTAAATAATTCAAAACTAAATATTGGCGACCAAAGATATAATGATAGTGCTAAGGCAGATTACAACTTCACAACTAATAACTTTAATGGTAACGGAAACTTTAATACTTCAGGTAATATAACAACAACAGGTTATTTAATGGGGCAACCATTACTTGGAATGTTAGGTTCAGGTATTATTCAATCAACTGAAACAAATCCTTTAAGTGAAGTTAATGTAACTTGTTCAGGATTAAATTGTTCTTATAATGCTTTTGAAGTTAGATTAGTTAGTGGAACATCAAATCAATTTGCTACATATTGTAAAATACCTGCAAGTAGTATGGTAGTTACAGATAATAATCATATAGTTTTATATGTAGATAGTAATTGTGCTATTCAATCTACAACTATTGAAACTTGGTATGGAGGAACAATACAAACAGGAGGATTATGGGATTTTGCTAATACTGTTTGTTATAATGGGGCTTGTGAAGTAAGTAATGGAATTGGACTTGAACAAAGGAGAATGATGAAACAAAGAGTATTAGACTTTAATGAAATGCATTTAAAGGTTGTTAGTGGACTTGATAAACAAATAAGCACATTCCCCGGATTTAATATAACATCAGGTAAATATATTTATTTAATGGATGTTGTTACAACTGCTCCAGTTAATGCTAATCAATCAGGAACTTTAGAATATATTTATCATAATTCAAGTATGGCTAGTGGATGGACAACAGTAGATACATCAGGTATACAATTAACTAAATGTGATAATGGAACTAATTTAGTAACTTGCACTGGAAATAATTGGAGAAGATATTTTATTTATATGGTTGGTTGGAATGAAACAGGTAAGACAACAAGTGGAGTCCATCAAACTGCCGCATTACTTGGAACATCTTATTCTTCTTTAGCAAATTGTTTAGATACAAATCTTAATCCTCTAGTTTACAATCTTCCATCTTGGTATGTAACAAGTGCAGTGCCTCTTTATGCTTATTGTGCGAGAAGAACAGATACAGCAACACAATGGTTATCAGCTAACTTTATTGATTTAAGAACTGTTAAAACAGGTTCATCTTCAACAAGTGCTTTAGAAACTGACCCAGTATGGACAGCAGAAAAGGTTAATTATTATACTGCTAGTCAGATAGATGCTAATAATTGGAACTCTACTTATAATGCAACTTACGATGCTACAACTCAAAATGTAAATGCTAATCAATCAAATTGGTTTAGTAAATATAATGCAAGTTATTTAACAAGTTCTTACAATACTACATACGATGCAACTAGTGCTGATGTAAGTGCTAATAGAACTAATTGGGAAAGTAAGTATAACAGTTCATATTTAACAAGTTCTTATAATGCTACTTATGATGCTACAACTTCACAATGGAATGGTAATTATACAGCATCTAGTAAATATTGGTATAATATGACACCTACTACATTTTACAATTCAAGTTATTTAACATCTTCATACAATGCAACTTATGATGCTAAGAATACTTCATCAATAAAATCTATTAATACAACTCAATTCTCAACTGATAGTAATGGAGTATTAAATCTAATTGAAAGTTGGATTAGAGGAGTTATAACAGGTTATGGATATTTAACAAGTTCAGCTAATACAACTTATAGTGCAACAAGTGCTGATGTAAGTGCTAATCGTTCTGCTTGGTTTTCTACTTATAATGCTTCTTATATGACTAATACTTATAATTCTACATACGATGCTACAACTTCTCAATGGAATGGAAACTATACTGCATCTAGTAAGTATTGGTATAATATGACTAATAATATATTTTATAACAGTTCATATTTAACAAGTTCTTATAATGCTACTTATGATGCTACAACAAAGAATGTAGATGCTAATTATACAACTTGGGAAAGCACATATAATAGTTCTTATCTAACATCTTCTTATAATTCTACTTATCATACAACAAGTTTAGATCTTACAGCAAATAGAACTGCTTTCTTATCAACTTACAATAGTTCTTATCTAACATCTTCTGCTAATACAAGTTACTTATTAAAAGCAGGAGATAGTATGACTGGCAATATAAATATGACTACAAAGAATGTTACTAATTTAGGCTATATCAAAATAGATAGTATTGGTAATGCTCCTTGTGAACCTACAAGTGGAAATATTTGTAGAAATGCTAGTGGTATGTTCTTATATGGATAAAAATGGTAAATAAAAAGTTTATTATATTTGGTATAGTAAGTATTTTATTAATAGGATTTTTAACTTTTGTTTATGCACAAGAGTTTTCTACAATAGATAAAACTTATACTAAAACTCCAACAGCTGATTTATCAACATTCATTAAAGAAGATTTTAATACAAAATATGGAGCTATTACTTTATCTGATAGTGCTAAGATTGGAGAAAAGAAAATGGCTGAGTTCTCTTTAATAAGTAATACTGAAAAATGTTTAGATAAATGTTTCCAACATTATAAAGCTACATTATATCAGCCAATGAGTTTATTTGATAAGGTAGATTATAATATTTTACAAGGAGAAGGTAGTTTAAGTTCTATTCCTAAAGTTACAATAAAGTATAATGAAACATATTATGAAGAAGTAATAGATAAGATAATGGAGAAATGTGAAGATATTTCTAATAAAACATTTGAAGGAAAATATTGTTATAACATTACTTTAACTACAAAAAATATAACTAAGACTAGAGATAGTTGGAAAGAATATAATGGAGAGATTTTACCAATAGGTAATTATGAATACCAAATTACTGGAAAGTTAGAAAGAAACCAAATAATAGATGTTGTTCAAACTACAAGTAATAAACAATTTACTGAATGGACTACTTGGACTGCATCAGATTGTATTGGTATTGGAGGAACAATAACAATAGATGGAGATTATTGTGTTCATACTTATTTAACAAGTTCTAGTTTTAATTTAACAACAACTAATTCTATAAATGCAACAGTATTAGTTGTAGCAGGTGGAGGAGGTGGAGGTTTTGATTTAGGAGGTGGTGGAGGAGGTGGAGGTTTAATATATACTATGTCAGTTAATGTAAGTGCTAATACTACTGTATCAATTGGTTTAGGTGGAGGACCTGCATCAGCAACTTCAATGAGTGGTTATAGAGGACAAAATTCTTCTTTTGGAACTACTATTGCATTGGGTGGTGGTGGAGGTAAATCAAGAAGTGGTATTGTTCAAAGCACAGGTGGAAGTGGAGGTGGAGGTTCTTATGCACAGGCATTAGGAGCATTAGGAACTGTAAACCAAGGTAAAAATGGTGGTAATTTATCTGCATCTTATGGTTGTGGAGGAGGTGGAGGAGCAGGTGCACTTGGTGGAACAAGTGGAAGTGATAGTGGAGGAAATGGTGGAGTTGGTTTAGCATACACAATTAATGGAACATCAAATTATTATGCAGGTGGTGGAGGTGGAGGTGCAGGTGGAGCAGGTAGTAGGTCAGCAGGAGGACTAGGGGGTGGAGGTGCAGGTGGTAAGGATGCAGTTGCAGGAGTTAGTGGAATTAATGGAACTGGAGGAGGAGGAGGAGGAGGTGGTTCAAGTGGAGCTCAAGGAGCAGGAGGAAGTGGAGTTGTTATTGTAAGATATTTAGCAGGTTATCCAAATATTGTAGTAACTATGAATTACCCCTTAGATAATCAAGTATATACAAATACAAGTCAATTATTTAATTGTTCAGCTTTTAATACAACAAGATTAACAGTTCAAGTTTGGAATGATACTATTATAAATGGTTTAGTAGCATATTATGATTTTGAAGAAACAAGTGGGGTTAGATTGAAAGGTTGGAATGGTGTTAATAATGGTTCAAATAGTGGAGCAACAATAAGTCAAAGTAGTAAATTAGGTAATAGTTATTTGTTTAATGGTAATAAATATGTAACAATTAATAATACTCCACAGTTAAGTATTGCTAATAATGCACCTATGACTATTTCTGCTTGGGTAAATGTTAGTAGATTTCCAGTTAATAATAATTGGGGAATGATAGTAGGCAAAGATCACAATGTAGCAACATCAACATCTCCTTATGAATTTAGAATACAGAATACTTCAGGATTAAATTTAGTATATTTTGGAGCTTATAATGGAAGTGATTTTTCAACAACTTGGAATAGTGGAACAGGATTAACCGATAAGGACTATCATAATTTAGTAGGACAATATAATGGAACTGCTTGGTTAATTTATTATGATGGAGTTTTAAAGAATTTTACTGCTAATGCTTTTGGACCTAAAGTTAATGCTCTTAATGTAAGTATCGGAGCATTTTTTATTAGTGGAGCTTATGCTAGGTTTTTTAATGGTTCAATAGATGATGTTGGTATTTGGAATAGAAGTTTAAGTGCATCAGAAGTATTAGATATATATAATGATGGTAATGCTTCAAGAGGTTTAATTACAAGATACTCTAATTCAAGTGCAATAGACGGAGATTATGTTTATACAGATAGTTTAGCTGTTGGGCAACATTATACTAGATGTATTTCTAGAAATTCAGTTGAACAAATGAATACAACATCTAAAATAAGTTTTAATATAACTTCAGCAGTTACTAATTGTTGGACAAAGACATCTACACTTTTATTTATTCCAACTGGATGTGTTTATAATATTGCGAGTGGGGGAATGGGATGAAAATAGTATCCCTATAGAGAGACGAAACATTTATTAACCAGGTTTACTTAAGAAAAATAACAATGAAATTTGCAAATACATTTATTTTTTGTATGCTTTTGTTAGTAATTATACCGTCTATATCTGCAACTACTGGAAATCTTGGAACATTTAAACAAAATGAATGTATAAATCTTTTACAAACTTGTGCTGATTGTACTTATAATAATATTACTTCTGTTACTATAGGACAATATAGTACTAAATTATTAGGATTAACTTCTATGGAAAGATCAGGGACAATATTTAATTATACTTTTTGCGATACATTAGTTCCAGGAATATATACTGTTGATGGATATGGAAATCCAGCAGGAACAAAAACAATTTGGAATTATAAATTTGAAGTAACTGCAACAGGACAAGATTCTACCGTTAGTAAGTCAATAACTTATGTTTTATTATTTATATTTTCAATTATTATATTCGGAGGATTAGTTTATATGGGAATTGGTATTCCATATAGCAATAAGACAGATGAAATGACTGGTTATGTATTGGCTGTTTCAAATATTAAATATTTAAAATTAACTTTATTAGGTTTATCTTATGTAGTTGCTGTATTTATAGCATATTTTTCTTGGATGTTAAGTTATGCTTATCTTGATATGGACTTCTTATCTAGTATATTACAATTTTTATTTTATGGTCTTGCGGTATTATTAGTTCCAATATTTATTCTGTTTGTTTATTTAATAATTGCTAATCTAGTTAGAGATAGTAAAATAGCAGAAGCATTACAAAGAGGTTTTACAGTAGATGGTAAAGAGTAATACTTGGATGTTAAAAGCTCCAATACAACTAAAAGAAAGATTAGATAAAGTTAGAATAGAGAGAATAAAGAATGGAAAAGACAAACAAATGACAACCTATAACAGATTATGTTTAGCAATGTCCAGACATGAAGCATTATTAAATGATTTAGCAACAGCAGATTTTATTAAGGATAAGAGGGGACAATTAGGAGGACAAGAAGCAGGAGGTTCAGTATTTAGTATATTTCAATTTATGATTGTTGCATTTTTAGCTATTGTTATGTTCGCAGGTATGATTTATGTTCAAGGAGAACTTAATATTTTATTTCATGATGTTGGAGTTATGAACGATCAAAATAATCCAGGTAAAAATTCTACTGATGGTTCTGGATATGTTAATATGACGTTAGCAGCAGATCAGACTTTTGGTGAAGTAAATAAATCTATTCAAGCATTACGTATGGTGGCCTTAGTTTATATTTTAGCGTTAGCTATTAGTATTATAATTACAAATTTACTTATAAGATTACATCCTATATGGTTCTTTGCATACATGTTAATTTCACTCTTAGCAATTGTATTTTCAGTACCAATATCCAATTCTTATGAAGTATTAAAAAATACAAATGTATTTGTAGGTAGTGATGGAAGTGGTGGTTTAGCTTCATTTGTTGGAGCAAATTTCTTCATGGAATATCTACCAATTTTAGTTTTAGTTATAAGCATACTTGGTGGAGTATTTTTATTTATAAATTTGATAAGATCTGGACAAGAAGGAGAATTTAGATAAAATGGTAAAAAAACAAGTTATATTCGGAAAAATGGCTTTATTTAGCTTGATTACAGCAACTTTAATTATGTTTATGATATTTAATATGGTGGTAGTTTCAGCACAAGAAATAATTAAAGAAGATGATGGAAAAGTTGGTGTTTCAGATATAATTATTCCAACAAATGCATTAACTGATAGAGCTGGAAATAGTTTAGATAATATTAAAGAGTTTACTAAAGATATTGAAATGGAATATGGTAAAATTGATATTAAAAATAGTTTCTTATGGTTTTTACCAACATCTACTATTGAAACAATTGAATTAAAGAAAAATACTAATATTTGTGGACAATTTTGTTCTGCTGAAAAAGAAATAACAATCTATACTGATACTAAGTTAATTGATAGTATTAAGTTTATGAAATTAGAAGATAATGGAAATTGGGTTAGAAGTAATATAAGAAATTATAAATTTTATATTAGAAGTAAACAAACTCCTTATGAAGTTGAAGATACAAAGTGGGTATGCAAAGATACTGGATTTATAGATGAGAAAAATGGAAGTGCTATACAAGATTGTTCTAATCAAGTAGTTGGAAGTCATACTGAATACGAAGATAGTTGGATAGAATATAATTATGAAGTTATGCCTACTGGAACTTATTATGTTAAATTAGAAGGGGAGAAAAGACCTGAGTTTACTTATGATTGGATAATTACTTCACAAGGTAAAGAGATTAGTGAATGGAGTGTATGGGGAAGTAGTGTTTTAGCAACAAGTTCTCAAGCATATTATAACTTTGATGGACAGGGTTCATTATTAAATGAAAATGGTGCTTTTAATTTAACTGCTGGGAAAGTTGGAACTAATGGAGTATCTACTTATGGAGTATCTGGTTATTCTGATAATGATTCTAAAGTTAGTTTTAATGGTGTAACAACTGCATCTTATACTTTTTGGTTTAAAGGAACAGGGCAATCTAAACAAATGATGGGAATGGGAAAAGGTGGAGGTAATCAAGGATTTTATATACAAAATGATGCAGTTAATAGATTACAAGCTTGGGCTAGAAATAGTGCTGATAATTATGCTTTTATAACTCCTGCTAGTTTATATGATGGTAACTGGCATCACGTTGGAGTTATTTGGGATATTACAAATGCTACGACAAATAGTAGAATAAGATTCTATATTGATGGAGCTTTAGATATAACTGGTTATTCAAGTGGTTGGAATAATCAAACTGCGATTAATACTGGAGCTGGAGTATTTTATCTAGGTTCAGATTATTTAGCAGCTAATAATTATGATGCAATATTTGATGAAGTTGGAGTATGGAATAAATCATTAACACTATCAGATATTACTACATTATATAATTCTGGAACTGGTTTAGCTTATCCTTTCTCTTCTTCAATAACATTAAACTCTCCAGTAAATAATTATGGAACAAATATAAGTTCAATTAATTTTAATTGTTCTTCATCAACAGTTGGAGCAACTTTAGTTAATATGTCTTTAATGTTTAATAATGCTATAAATCAAACATTTTCAAAAACTGGAACAACAAATAATTCAATATTTACAAAATCTATGTCTGAAGGGCAATATAATTGGACTTGTCAAGCTTGTGATAGTGATGGAGTTTGTAGTGGTGGAGAAAATAGAAGTGTATCAATTGATACTACTGCTCCAAAAATATCATTAATATATCCTGCATCAGTAGTTAATTATGCTTATTTAGGACAAAATATTTCGTTAAATTATTCTATAACTGATTTAAACATTAATACTTGTTGGTATAATTATAATGGTTCTGATAAAGTTATACCCTGCACAGCTAATTCAACATTTATATTAACTTCGCAGAAGAATATGACTATTTATGCAAATGATACTGCTGGTAATTTAAACAGTTCATTTTTTAGTTGGGATTATAGTATATTTGAAAATGTATTAAGTTATAGTAAATCTACAATTGCTGGAAGTACTGAAAATTTTATATTTAATATGACTCCTAGTACAATATACACTTCCATATCTCCATTTTTGATATATAATGGAACTTCATATACGATGGATTATTCTGGAGGAGTATATTCAAAATCTATTATTATTCCAAATATCGCACCTAGAACTAATAATACTTTTTATATTTCAACAATACTTTCAAATTCATCTGGAACTATAACCATAAATAGTACATTGTATACTCAAAATATTAGTTCTTTATTAATGGATAATTGCTCATTATATACAAATAAAGTAATTAGTTTTAATATGGTTGATGAAGAAACATTAGCTAATATCTCTGGAACAATTAATGTTTTAGCAAAATTCTATTCATTAGATAGAAGTATTTTAGTAAATACATATAATGGTACATTAAATTATGATGGAGTTACTCCAGTATCAATATGTTTAGCTAATTTAACTTCTCAATATTCATTAGACTATGTAACTCAATTTTATAGTAATCAATCTTTATATTTTATAAAATATAAATCAATGCAAAATTTTGTATTATCTAATTTGACTTCTGGACAAAATATAACTCTTTATGATTTATTATATAATTCAGGTAATATATTTCAATTGAGAGTAAGAGGATTATCTGACAATACAAATGTATTAGTGGATATACAAAAACAATATTTATCAAAAAGTGAATTTATTTCAACTGAAAGTTATATCTCAGATAGCGATGGTATAGCTATTGGACATTTAGTTACTTCTAGTGCAGTTTATAATTTTGTTTTATCAAGAAATGGGGTAATTTTAGGTAGCTTCAATAATTATCAGGTAAAATGTAATAATGCTATAACTGGTGATTGTTATGTAATATTAAATGTTTATGATTCTTCAATATTATTACCTAATTTTAAAAGTTATGGAAATATAGATGGAGCATTTACTTTAGTTAAAGCAACTAGAACTTTACAATTTACATTTTCAACTACAGATGGACAAGCACATACAGTAGATCAACAGATAGTTAAGTTTGGCGGTTCTAGTAATATTACTATATGTAATATATCTACATATGGAACTTCTGGAACTTTAACATGTGTTATTCCTGAATCTTATGGAAATACTACATTTATGGCTAGAACTTATGTACATTCTGATAAATTATATATTAATACTTATATATTTTCTTTTGGTAAAAATCCAAATTTTACAGGTGTTGAAGTTTTATTAGAAATGTTATTATATTCTACTTTAGTATTAATGTTTTTATCTGATCCTATACTTGTAATACTTGGAGCAGTATTAGGATTTACATTAGCAATGGTATTATTATTCTTAGGAAGTGATTCAACTATTACTATAATATCTACAGTAATATTCTTTATTGCAGCAGGTGCAATAATTATAGCTAAGCTAGGGAGGAGAATGTAATGGCAAGTGGACTTAGGCCTTTTTATGAAATATTTATTTGGTTTTTATTATTTACATTTTTTGTAACAATATTTGTAGTTTCATTTTTATCATTACAAAATCCAACTTCAGATTTAATAGTTAATGATAATTATGGATTTAATAAATCTATTAATATGCTTAATCAACAAATGGGTAATTTTACTACTTTTGCTAATACTACTCAAACTAAATTAGGAGAAGCAAAGCCTGATCCATTACAATTTGTATTCCTTATGTTTGAATCTGCATTTTATATTCCTCAATTATTTTTAGGTATTATATCAAGTTCTATAGTAGCAATGACTACTTTATTATTTAATTTTGGTGGTGGGGATTTATCTAAGAATCCTTTTGTTTCAACAACAGTAGGACTTTTATCAATGGTAATGTATATAATATTTGCAGTATTAACTGTAAGAGCAGTTTTATATATCATCAAAGCAGTAAGAACTGGGGAGAGTGAACGTTAAAATGGCATATATACCTTTCAATGGAACAGAAATGGGAAATGATTTGACTTATTTAATAAAATATGCTGACGATGTAACTGGAGGATGGACTTCAATAAGTATAACTTTAGCTTTCTTTTTTGTAGTTTTAATTGGTAGTTTACTTTGGCAAAAAAGGAGTATTGGACAAATGGTAAAACCTGAATCAAGTTTTTTAATTGCAAGTTTTGTAACTTTAGGATTTGAATTAATAATGATGCAAAGTAATTTAATTAATGGATGGTGGTTTGCATTTACATTATTTATAACGCTGTTAAGCTTTTTATGGGTACTTTTAGATAATTCTGAAGGAATGTAATTTTTATTCTGTTATTACTACCTAGTAAACTCATTTTACCTCTATTTATAAAGAAAAAGAACATAGATATTTTAATCCTATTCGTAATGAAAGGAGGTAATCAATAAAATGTTTAAAAAATTACTTAATAACATCAAAGCAGTTTTCGGCTTAACAGCTGTTCAACAGTTCTTTGCTGTAATATTAGGTATAGCTCTTTTAGCTTATGTAATTGTTATCATAATGGGAACATTATCCAATGCTTCAATTGTACCAACTGGCAGCTTAGCTGCTAATCAGACAAATTCAATCTTGGCTAATGTATCTACTGGAATAACAGGGTTCTTCTCTGCTATCAATCCAGTTTATGCAATTCTAGCTATCCTAGTTATTATCCTAGTATTAGTTGTATTAGTAAGAGTTGTTCAAGCTCCATCTAGTGGTGCTGCATCACCTTCTTTGTAAGGTTCTCTAACTAATAGAATTGTCAGGAACGCTGACCTGCCGTTTCTAACTCAAGCAGGTTAATTTTATTTTTCGGAGTTGACAGAATCTCCCTACACAAAACTGTCACCTTATATTTACAAAATGCCACTTAACAGAATGGGAAGAAAAATTGAAAGAGAAATGGGAGAGCATAGTTGTAAAAAATCTTCTAAATCACAATTAGTTCTTTATGGAAATAGAGCAAAAATGAGACATATGTTTATACATTTAAATAAAGAGCATCCTTCTTTAAAAGGACATATGAAGCTTAAATAAGTACTGAAAAGGAGGTTTAAATGAAAAAAATAATAAATCTCAACAAAGATAAACGAGGAATTTTCGGTTTAACAGCTGTTCAACAATTTTTTGCAATAATTTTATCAATAGCTTTACTGGCTTATGTAATTGTAACTATTATGGGTACATTATCTAATGCTAATATTGTTCCATTAAATACTGTAGCTATGAGTGGAAGTGTTGCTAATGAAACTTTAACATCCGTTACTGAAGATTTACATTATGTTTCCAAGTCTACATTACCTAATTTTGATATGACGGTTTGTATAACTTGCGTACTTAATGCCACAAATAATGTTGTCATTCCTGCTGCTGATTGGGGATATACTGGTCCTGGTGGAGTAAGAGTAACTAATTCTACAAGTATATTTAATAATACTAATTGGAAAGTAAGTTACACATATACTTACACTGCTGACAGTCCACAAGTAGCAAATGCTAATTCAATATTAGGAAATGTCTCAACAGGTATCACTGGCTTCTTTGGAGCAATCAACCCAGTATATGCAATCTTAGCAATATTAGTAATAATATTAGTTTTAGTTGTATTAGTAAGAGTTGTTCAAGCACCAAATGGAATAAATGAATCTGCCTCGTTATAAAATCATTTTAAATTAGGCCTTTTATTTTTCAGGCCTTTTCATACTCACAATAATCAACTCTCAAAAGGGAGGTAAATAATAATGAAGTCACAAACTCAAAAATCTAAAAAAATGTTACATGAAATGCATAGAGGAGATACTGTATTAAAAAGTGCATTTAAAGGAAGTAATTTATATATGAAACGAGCTATTATGAATCCAAATGAATAAATGGATGTTGCATTTAAGCAAGGTTAGGAAAGCTAATCCAAAAATTAAGAATGTTGCAGCAATTGCAAAATTAGCTAAGAAAACATATAAGTAATTCTTTTTATTATTTTAAAATAGAAACATTTAAATAGTTGTTACTATTCTATTTCTTATGAAAATACAATTCAAAGAACTTTCTATTCCTTTGAAAATTGCTATAGTATTTGGATGGATTGCAGGATCAATATATGCTCTTGCTTTTATATCTGGATTCTTAGAAGGAATTTTTAGTACAGTTTAAAATTTAATTTAACTATTAAATTTGTAAAACCAATAAACTAAATAAGTTAATGTAATTGCTGGTAAAAATGGTACTTCTTTTCCTTTAAGCAAAACTTTTGCAAATAATCCATAGATTGTTCCAATTATTAAGAAAAATATTAAGAAAAACCACATACTAACCATTGTATTTGCAAATCCTTGAGTTAAACCCATAAAAGCAATAATTCCTGGTAAAATCTTAACATCTGCACCTCCAAGTACTCCTCTGTTCCATAGGAATAGGGCTAAAACGAACATAAGCACTGCAAGAGTGAGATTTAACCAAAACTGTGGTGAAATACACATCCATATCAAAGATAGGGCTAGAAACAAGAATATTGGCTTATTTTCAATTTCAGATTTCTTGTAATCAATGTAAGTAAAATAACATAAAGCTCCAGCTCCTAAAAGAAATGAAGTATTGCTTATTATTGTAATTATATCTATCATTTTCTAATCCAAGTCCCAGGAGGTATTTTACAAGATTCACAAATTTCACATTTTCTTCCAGTTTTTCTAAATAATAAACCACAACGTTTACAAGGTCTCATAAAGTATTGTGTATGTACTCTCATTTTTTCTTTTTACCTCTTAAGTCAAAATAAATTAATGTTCCCATTATTAAAAATGTTATTATTGTACTAACAATAAATATCATATTTTGAGACATAACACAATGAAAACAAATCATGATGTAAACTCCATTGTTTTAAAATATCTCCAAGTAAATCCTATTAATACTAAAAAAATTACTACAATAATAATAACTATCCATGCATTAATCATGGCATTTGTCCTGCAACTGCTGTTGTAATATTTACTGCTGAGGGATAAGCCATTAATTTATTAATAAACTCATTCTGAAATTTTAACATTAATTTAATGTTCTTTTCATTCATCTTTGTTTTCACACGGAGATAACAAATAAGTATATCCTCATCTAATCCAAATGTTTTAATTGCATTAAATCCTTCAATGACTTTCTTTAGTCTTTCTCCTGTTATTTCTATTTGTGTCTTCATTTTACTTTTACCGTACCATCCCGTAACCCACCATTCTCAACCACTCCTGGCTCCACCTTATGAATATGAACCCTTACCGTAACATTCCTAACCTTTACTTAACTTACCGAGCCACGCCTGACTATACCAGACGTCTCCCATCGAATATGAAATCGGCTAAAAAATTAAAGCCGTTATAATAATAATTTTACTTATATATCAAACCTTGTCTTCTCATTTGATAAACCAAACATCGGTGGACTTGGTAACTTCTCATCCTTTCTTTCTACGAACTTAATGACTTCTTTGATAATTTCTTTTGTTTCTACTTTTGTAGCCTGTCTAGGATATGCTTTGTCTATGCATTTTTTACATATCAAAAGACCACTATACTGTCCTTCGTATTGACAATATTTAAAGAAGACATATTTATCTTTATCTCCTTCATCCATCAAAGTATCTCCACAGACATCACATTCCATTTCTTCGTCTTCCCATTCTTCCATAGAGTAATCCTTGCATTTTGGACAAGTAGGATAATCTTCTAAGTCATCAAATTTCTTTTGTGTCATAGTTATTTTATAACCACAATCTTCATCTTCGCACATAAGAGTTACTTCATCTACCATTTTATTTGTTTAAATCAAATAATTTCAAGATACCATTAGCGTTATCTCCAAGTATTACTTTGGAATTATTCTTTAATGCTTCTCCAGCAATTTCAAATTGTTTTAACTTCTGAGCATTACCTTTAAAATATTTGTCAGCAGCTTCATTTACAATCTTAATTTGTTTAGCAGTAGCATCAGCAACAATAATTCTTCCCTGTGCAATACCTTCAGCTTCTTTGATTGCAGCTCTCTTTTTACCATCAGCTTCTGTTTCAAAAGCAGTAGCAAAGTCAACAGCAGCAGTCTTTTCGTTTTCAGCTTTAATAACTCTATTCATAGTTTCTTGAACATCGCTAGGAGGAGTAATTTCTTTTAATTCAACTCTAACAATGTCTACGCCCCAAGTTTTAGTTTGTTCAGCCATTACTTTAGCTAATTTAGTATTCAAATCGTTTCTTTTAGAGTTAACATCTTTGAAAACCATATCGCCAATAACATTTCTAGCAGTTGTTTGTGCTAATGTAATAATCTGACTTTCATAGTTATTTACATTATACAAAGCTTTTTGAAAACTATCCTCGTCACTTCTAACTTTATAGAAGATAACTAAATCTGTACGAGCATTTAAGTTATCTGAAGTTATAATGTCCTGTGGTTCTACGTTTGCCATTTGTTCAGTAACATTTACTTTTCTCATGTGCTGAAATATTGGTATAATCCAACTAAATCCTGGCCCACGATAAGAAGTATATTTACCTAATGTTTCAACCGCAGCTCGTTCTGTTTGATTAACAATTCTTATTCCACTTAAACCTATAAGTAGTAATAAACTAATAATAATATATTCTATCATCTTTTAAACCTCCTTTCATTTGCGATTTGTTTATTTTTGAATATCCTATTTATTTTAAACTCCAAACTACTTCTAATAACGGGATGTTCTTGTAATTTATTTTCCATCATTATCTCCAAAACGATACCAATTAAATTCGTGTTCTCCTAATTCTTTAGTAACATCAAAATCTAATCTTGGATGAACATAGCTGTCAGCAGATTTGTTATCTAATACCCTGACTATTTCATCCGTCTGTGACAACGGGTTACCTTTAGTTTCTCTTTCATTTTTTGTCTGCTGACTATTAAATCCAATACTCTTAGTCCAATTTATCTTAAAGTTCTCTGCTAAATCTCTTTGTTTATTATAAAATGCTTCATAATTAAATATATCAAAACTATTCTTAACCTTTCTTTTAATGAACTCGTATGCGTGAGAGTTATATTCACATTTATCTTCAGGACAAACTAATTTACAATTATGTGCTAAATTTTCTAAGCTTAGTTTTATTGATTCGTCTAATTGTTCTAGGCGTGTCATTTTTTATTTCTCCTATTAAAAAAATCACACAATAAATCATAAATCATTATTAGTCCTATTATCCATAATGGAACTGCTAGAGAAAACATCATTATTATTAAACCAATTTCCACAAAATCTATCATTCTCTCAATCCCTCCAAAGTCTTTATTTCTTCTTGGACCTGTTTATGTTCTAATTTAGTAAAACTTAATCTTCCTTTAGTTACTGAATAATAATTATCTGGAGTTTTAGCTAAACACATATAACCAAAAATCCAAGTTAAATATTCTTCTTCATTAATAATGGTTCTTAAATAATATTTCTTTTCATCTATTAATATTTGGATTTGGGCTTGGCGTATCTTTTTACATTGAGGACATAAGATTAAAGCTTCTCTTATAATATCTCCACAATTACCTTCAAATGGTTCTGGAGAAACAGTTTTACACATTCCTTGTAATAACTTTCCACATCCTTGAGGGGATAAGATTGATTGATGTATCATTTTGAGTTCTCCTGAAAGGTTTGCTCTTTCAACTCCATCATTTCTGCTTGGGAGGAATGCCGTGCTTCAGATTGCATAGCTTCCTGCTTGACCTCCTCTGGAATTTTAATAAAGCAAAACCAGTTAGTCGGTATTTTACTCCCATTAGGATGACCAAATAAAGGTTGTTCTTTCAAAACTTCTAATATCTCTTTTCTTTTTATACTGCTTTCGTTCCACTTGAATATTAAAATACCCCAATCCTCTAAAACTCGCATACATTCATCAAATCCCTTTTTAATATCTTCTTTCCAAGTTTCTTTATTAAGAGTTCCATAAGTTCTTGTCATCCTACATCCATCTGGTTTTCCAATTAAATGAGGCGGGTCCATCACAACTAATTTAAAACTTTTATCAGCAAATTCTAACTTTCTGAAATCCATAATCATATCAGGATGTAATTCTCTATTCTGCCTGTTATCTATAAATCCTTTATCATACTCACGATTATCTATAAAAATTGTATTTGGTTGCCTTTTATCAAACCAAAACATTCTGCTTCCACAACAAGCATCCAATATTTTTTTGTTTGTTTCCATAGTTCGTTAAGATACCCTACCCTTTAGGGTATGGGAGTATGTCATTTCTTCTCCTGAAAGGTTTGCTCTTTCAACTCCATCATTTCTGCTTGGGAGGAATGCCGTGCTACCTCTATAAAATTTAGTTGATTAGGTAAACTAAGTTTCCAACAGAACCAAGCAGTTTGAAACCAAGCTCCTGAACCTTTGCCTGAAGGAGTTTCAAAATTAAATCTCTTATTAGGAATTATTAAACTTATTCCATATTTTCTATAAAGTTCTCCTCTTTTCTTTCCTTCTAAGGCTGTTAAAGGCATAAGCAAAGCAAAAGGTTTTCCTATCTCAAAACATCTCTGTAAAAATTCTTCTTTTTTTGAATATGGGGGATTAGTTACAATACAATTAAATTCTTCTTTGTTTAATCCTAAATCTTTATTCAAAAAATCTTTAAATGGTTCTCCAATAACTTTGAAACCTTCTTTTTCTAAGTGTTTTGCTAAACTGCCTTTTCCCCAAGCACATTCCCAAAGAGTCCAGTCTTTCTTTAGATAAGGCAATAAAATATCTATTGCTTCTTTTGGAGTTCCAAACTCGTCACTCCTTCCATTCATCTGTATTTTAAGTTTTTTCTTTTCCATAGTTCGTTAAGATACCCTGCCCTTTAGGGTATGGGAGTATGTCATTTCTTCTCTTTTAGTATTAGGATTTACACCTAGCATTAAACCACTTTTCATTCCGTACCTCCAATACTATATTCTTTTGCTAATTTATCTACTAAATCATTAATACCTTCCAAATAAACAAATGGTATTCCTTTTCTCCTAAGTATTTCTTCGGATAATTTAGTCATAAACTCTTTTTCTCTTTGAATATGATTGTCAGCAGTATTTATTCCATTATCAACGATGCTCTTATTGTATTTTGAAGCTCCCAAAACTGTGTTCTGGATAGTCGCAACTTCATCGTCTGAACATTTGTCCAAGGATTTTGTCTGCTGACTATTAAATCGTTCTTTAAGTTTTGTTCTTATCCATTCTAATTCTATTTCATTACAAAATGACCTACTATTTATATTAATTACAGTATCAATAATCTCTAATACTCTTTTCTCTTGATTTTCAGCAACTTCTATTCCTTTTGATAATGCTTTAGTTATATCTTGTTTATTACAACAATCTTCACAATCACAACCTTTTTGAATTCCCTTTTCAAAATCTTCTCTCTCATTACGAAGTTCATTTAGGGTTATCATTTAGACTCCTTTAATTTAGGTAGTTTATTTAATAATGCAAATTCTCCAAAGCTATTTTTAGCTTCTTTGTTATATGCTCTTGCTGCTTCTTCCCCTGTCTTAAAATAACCTATATGCTTACTTTTATTATTTATAGTTATTTGTGCTTGATATGGATTAGTCTTATTTTGTAGTGGAACATACCATACACCTTTAAATCCTGATTTTGAATAACTTTTTCTATTCATTCCATTTTGGGATATAGAGCAAAATCTTAAATTAGCTTTTCTATTATCTAAACCATCACCATTTATATGGTCTATAAATTGACCCTTCTTAGCTTTCATAATTATCCGATGTAATAATTTAGAATCCTTAGTATATGCATAAAATGTATTTCTACCTTTCATTAGATAAAATTTCATATCCTTAATTTTATTAAAATCTTCATCATCTATTATTGCTATTTTATTCTCTGATAAAGTTATTTCCATTATTTTAATGACTCCTTGCAAAATCTACATCCACGAACCTCATAGTTGCAGTTCAAGCTCCTGCAGTAGCCAACAAGCTCAGACCTATAGTCATCAACAAGCCAATGAAGCCACGCATTCCAATAAGGATATTTTTTATTATCTTTAATAGGTTGAGATGTTATTTCATCAAAATGTTTATCTTTTCCCCAATTAAATTTATCTTGATAATTATTATAAATAAATAATAATTCACTTAATTCTAAAAGTCTATAACCTTGCGGAATAACAATCTTATTTATTTTATCCATTTCAATATGTAAGTTTTTCTCTATCTCTATGTTTAATTCTGGAATAAAAACTAATTCTGATTTAGGTTCTTCTTTAGGTTTGAAATATAAAGTATTTCCTTCTATGCTATATCTAACTTCTCCTACATTTTGTAAGTTGTCATATTCATCTTCTGTTATCTCTACATATTCATTCTTTTCCATCATTTGTTTTATTTGTTGTTTATTCATTTGGACTTCCCATCATATATTTTATTTAATGGACAAAATTCATTTAAACAACTTTTATTATGACATTTAAATCCTCTAAATACAAAATTAAGACATCTTCTAGCAGTTCTTACTTTATCTTTTGCTTCTTTTAAAGTATCTAATCTAACTTTCTTAATATTATCACATTGTCTTTTAGTATCTTCTTTCATTTGTTTAATTGCTTCTTTTGAGGTTATCATTTCCCTTTCTCCTTCTCATCCCAAACTACTACAATCATAAATGGTTTAATTGAATTAGTAGAGCAGAAGCTCTTTGCACTTTCAATATCTTTTACGACTTCGGAATAGAGTGTCATTTGAAAATCTCCTTTTCCTTTAGCCATCCATCTTTTTTGATTTGTTCTATCGTTTGATTATCTTCTTTCAAGACTAATTCATAAACTTTATTACATTTTTCACAAACTAATAATGTATTCATTATATAAACTGATTTTAATTTATTATTACAAAAAGGACAAAAAATATGTATGAAAGATTCAATAATAGAATTTCTATTAGCATTTAATCTCTCAAATGCGTTCCATTTCTTTGTCATTTGTTTATCTCCTTAACAAATTTAAATAATCTTCTAGCTTCATTATCATTTAAACAAACTAACTTTTCTTCAACAACTAAATCAGCATTATCTTCAGGTCTATGATACCCATTATAAATTATAAAGAACTGTCCTTGCTCGTTATAACTAAAGGTTTTGATTTTCCAGTGTAGGTCTATTGCCTTTTTATCTGTTTTTCTTTGGATGGTTTTCATTGTTTTCCCCTTATCTTAGCTGTATTTTTATGATAACATACTTCACATAAACCTGTTTTATTCCAACTTCTAATTAACTTTGGACATAACTTACAATGTTTTGCTTTTATTGTTATTTGGCTTTTCATTTTTCCATCCATACTTTTTTAATTAATTCCCATTCTTTTGTTGTAAAATCCATATCGTTATCTATTGCGAATCTTATAACTTTTTTCATTAGCTTTGTTGTATCTATGTTTTGTTGTTTCATTTTTTATTAGCTCCTATTATATCTTCTATTACTATTCTGTATTATAGCAATTAATACTACTAAACCTATTATAACAACTCCAATACTAAAATCATAAAACATTAAACCTAATCCTAAACCAAAAAACAAATCTACTAAATCATAGGTTTCTGTTTTCTTAGGTTTATTTTCTTCTTTATCTTCAAGAGGTTTTAATTGTTTATACAATGCTCTATCCATTGCTTTTTGAGGATTATGAAATTCATTATCACAAAATAATGTAACATATTTTCCACATTCTGGGCAAGGATTAAGATTTGGTTGTTTTTGTTGTTTCATTGTTTTATTTTCCTCCAAGCATAAAATATTACACCTATTATTACAATTAAACCAATTAATTCAAATATCATTAAAAGCCCACCTGCTTTCGCATTAACTTCATGTTACTCCTAAAACATTTTAAATGGTATTTTTCTTTATTAAAACTTCTAATCTTGTCTAATTCAAAAATAGGTTGCTTACATGCTCCACAAATTCCTATTGTATGAAATATATTAGGTGAAACGATTGGCTCTTGAGATTGTTCAACTGGTTGAGGTGTTTCTTTTTTGCTGAATAGTTTAATTAAAATGCCCATTTTTATTTTACCTCTCCCATTATTCTAGCGATATTTCTTCTTTCATCTTGTGTAAATATTAAAGAGGATCCATAGTGTAAGATATAAGTATTAACATCGTGGCCCATTCTATAACATAGTTCTCCTATCTCTTTATTATATGCCCTCATCCACATTCCATAAGTCTTTCTAATATTATGGGGTGAAAAATTATACCAATCTGCAATACCTGCTTTCTTTAATTTTCTCTTAAAAAGTTGTGAATAGGCAGTAACTTTTGAAGTATAATACTTTTCTCGCTTATCATTATCTAGATCATTATAATTTATAGGAAGTTTAGAGTTATCTAAAAATATATAACTTTCAGGATTAATAGTTTTTCCCCTAATAAAAGATTTATATTCAGATAAAAATTCTGAACTAATAAAGAAACTTCTTGTCTTACCAGTAGCAAAGAAATTCTTTTTAGCTTTTCTTTGTTTAACTATTGTAAAAGTTACTGTTTCTCTTTCGGTATCTATATCCTTATATCTTAAATTAAGTACTTCCATTATTCTGCCTCCAGTATGCAAACAAGTTAAAAAAAAGAATCTATGTTCTTTATTCTTAACTAAATTAATAAAGGAAGTCCATTCATCTGGAAAAAAATATCTATGTCTATCATTTCTAACTGTATATTTATAACCTCTTGAATTTTTTGCAGTTAATAATCCTGTAGTTTCACTAGGTTTTAAATTTAAGATCTTCTTACCACAAGTTGGACAAATTAAAAAGTTTTCTACTTCTTGATAATTATGAATATGATATTTAGTAGTTAAAGATACACCTTCTTGTTTTATATTATCTCTTTGTATTTGTTCCATAGTTTGTCTATTACCTTAAAAGATATATATCAAAGTATTTAAACCTTTCGGTTGTTAAAGTGTCACTCAAAAAAGACAAATAAATAAATATGTTTACCTATCGTCAGTAAACCAAATAAATAATTATTTGATCCTGCAATTAATCAAATAAATAATTTCATAAATCTTGATCACCCAAAATGAAATAAAAAATATTATAATGTAAAAACAAATAGATAAAAATAACCGCCTAAAAAGAGTAATATAAAAAAATAGAAAAGAAAAAATAAAAAGAAATAGGTAGAAGAAATAAATTAAAAAATTAATTTTCTTCTTCTGTAAAGTCTATGGCATTATATAAAACATATGCGTCACTATCTAAAGCCATGTTAAAAACGTTGTTTGTTTCCATTTTGTAAACCTCCATAATTTAATTAAGTATTTCCAGATCTACGCTTAAGGCGTATATATCCGCAATATCACTATTTAATAATATAAAATCGTCTTCACTCATTTTTTTTATTATTTTTCATTTTAATTTTAATAATTTTTAAGGTATTATAAAAACCTATGATTATAAATCGGCTTTTATTGTTGGGGATGCCGTAACCCTCTTTTTTTCTTCACCCTTTTAGGCGTGAGTATGAAAACCCTAAAAAATAAGGGTTAATAATATAAAAATTGCTCGTAAACTTTTTTATCTTCTGCTATCTTATGCCCTAATTGATTTATTTTATTAATTTGTTCATGGTATTTATCAGGATAATTTCTTAAACTTATATCTCCATAACAATAACAAAAATCAATGGATAAAAGAGTTCTGCTTAACTTTATACTTTCTTTAGTAACATTTGGAAATATTTCCTTAATACTACTTATAAAGCTATAAAATAAATTTCTATTTGAAATTATCTTCATTTTATCTGTATATTAAAATTTTTAGTTAATAACATATAACCTTTTTGTAGTTCACATTTAAATAAACATTCAATACCAATACCTTTTAAAAACTTCTCTGCAATATCTCCAACGTTGTTAAATTCATAATCGTAAGAAATGATTTTAGTCTTATTGAATCTAGTGTCTATTATTCTTACTCTAGCACCACGGCTATTTGTTGCACCTAAAAAGACAACTTCAAAACCTCGTAAGTTTTCCATTTTAGTCTATACCTCCTTTTGATTCTTTAATATAATCTATTTCTGATTGTCTGCAAACCTCACAATAAAATTCTTTTTGACTATCTATATATTTTGTCTCTTCTGACTCTCCACAATTGAAACATTTTTTATTACTCATTGTTTTACCTCTTTACTTCTTTTATGACATTTTGGGCAGTCATAAATATTTATTCCGTTTAAGATAGCATAAATATAAAGCCCTTCTTTATTGTGGCAGTTTGAACACTCCATTTTAAAAGAAAACCTCTTAAGCTGTTTGTTTATTTCTGGCTTTTCTTCATCTGGTAAACTATCCCAATAATCCATCAAGATATAATAAGCTTCTTCATAATTTGCTTTCATTGTATTAAACCCCTTCCAATTAATTCATATTTAATAGTATCCATAATATATTCATTTAGTTTTAATAATTCTTTTAAACTTAATTTCCTTATATCTCTTTTTATAGCTTCCATTATAAACCACACTCCTTTAAACATTCTTCTAAAGTTATTTCATTATAAGCATAACTTAAAAGTATATTTTCAACTTCAAAGGCATAACCCACATATTTTAGTTTATTAATATTTAAGGCAATAGCTCCACATACCCCTTGTAAATCTGAGGTTATTAAATCATCTTGTAAAGTGTTTAACTCTTCTATGCGTTGTTTTATTGTTTTTGTTTCTAACATTTTTTAGTATCTCCTTTTTTAATATAGTATATCAAAAAGCTTTTAGAGTAATAAGTATTAAACAATACTCTTAATACTTCTTGGCCTTGTTGTGTTTGTTTTATTTGTATCATCTTATTTTAGTATGAACAAGGAAAAGGATAAGTTAAATTAAAACTCCCTTTTATAACCTTATTTTTTTGTTTTTACTTAATATATTAAGGGGTAATCCCTTTATAAATGTTTCGGTTATTAAGTTTTTATCCTCGGTATTAAGTATTTGTCTTTTATCCTAAAAGATATATATTAGTCCTATTTAAAAGAGATAATCCTTTTTAATAGTATATATCTTTAACTATGATTTAAAGCTTTATTGTTTATTGAAAGATATTTTTTAACCTATACGTGCAGTAACTTAAACCTTATTATATATCCCTATTGATTATCATAGCCCCTATTATATGGCCCCATGGTTATATATAGCCCTAATTAAGAAGATGTCGCCCTTTATATATATTGTGCTTATTTAATTGTATTTATCTGTCCGCAATATAGCGGACAATTAATTAAGCAATTAAACCAATTAAATACATGTTCAACCAATTAATTAATTGTCTGTCCGTTTGGGGTATTTAATTGATTAATTGGCTGTCTAAAACCCTATTTAGATCCTTTTCAGGCTATTTTAGGCGATATATTAGTATATTATAGCCCCTCTTCCTCTTCTTCTGGGCCACAATCATCAATTTGTTGTCCCTCTACCATAGTAGTAATATTGATGGTGTCAGCAGAACCTTCAAAACCTTCATTTCCTAGAGAATTCTCTTCAATTTCTGGCTTTTTATCAATTTTACTCCATCTTTCCACAGTTCTTACACTAACTCCCAAAGCTTTTGCCCAATCTTCAGCACATTCAATCTTTAAATCTTTTATATTGTGTCTAAGCTTTCCAAATGCTGATTTAAAATTATTAAAATCTTGTTCCATCTTGCTTTCCTTCTTGCCTTTCACTTCATCTACCTTTCCAATTGAATTAATTGCCAGATCTTTCTGATGATGATAGTCTTTCATGGTAGCATGAGGCTTACCCTCCACGGAAAAGTCCATTAAGTCAAAGTATTTATCCATAACTTCTGGAAAATGTCCACGAAAGGCAGTACATTTTTTATAACTTCTTATCTTTGCCTTCATATAATCATTCCAAAGTGTCTCTAAGCTTTTCTTTTTAATATAAACAAACCTTCCCATATCAATTTCATCTTTAGAATACATATGAACCATTCCTAAACATCTATCAACCACAATATACTCTCCAAACTTCCAGAACTTAGTGAAGTTTATTATAAACATATGCTGTCTCTTTCTAATTGTCATAGCCAACCTTAAAAGATCTCTACCAATTCTTTTTAATTGATCAGTAGATAAAGAATCTAATGAAGGTTCATCCCAGATCATGATTTGTTTCTTAGTTCTTTGTGCATGATTGATTAATGCTTGAAGCCTAAAGAATATATGTGCATCTCTACCTGTCTTTTGTTTAACATAATTGGCCATAGCAACGGCAGAATTACTCTTACCAGATCCCTCAGAGCCTTCCACTTGTAACCATGCATCTAATACTGGAGTCTCTCGTGTTATCCTTTCAATCATTATATCTAGCTTCTTAACCAATTCATTCTCTAGATTATAACTGTAACCATTACATTGTATTAACATTTTGTTTCTCCTCAATATATTCTAGATGTTTTACTCTACCTAAACTATGATTACAATTCATACATAGAATCCTAAATCCTTCTGGAAATTTATTTCTAACTAACCATAACAGAATGTCGTTACCTATTTCTTTTATATGCTTTTTTCCACCACCATTAATATGATCGATAGATAAACATTCAGGTCTTGATTCTGGGCATAAAGCACATTTATATCCTCCATAATGATTATAAACTAAATCTTTCTTTCTCTGTCTCCATGAGTAACTCCACTTTGCTACCTTATGTTTATTTAATTTTCTATATTCTTTTACACGTGCTTTATACTTTTCTGATCTACGATATGCTTTAACTTCTGGTCTTTGATTATATAATTTATACTTATCAGATTCTTTATACTGTTTAATATATAATTTATATTTATCTGATTGTCTATATAATTTCATATATTCTTTTCTATCCTGATTAGACCATACCATTTTTATAATCCCTCGTCGGCTTCGTAATTTGGAGAGTTAAGATTATGCACATCTAAAAATACTTTATTGATCTGTTCATAAACCATTATTAATTCTTTGAACTTCTCAAGGTTCTTATTATTAATTTTATACTCGCCATTGTTAGAATATACAATAGGAAATGTTTTCATAAAGTCTGTAACTATCTTTCTTATTCTATTACCTTTAACTTGTTCATCACAAGTTAACTTACTCCATACTTCCATCAATAGTCCATCGTTAGAAGAAACCATTACTTCATAATTAAACTTATTAACTTCATAGTTGTATGCAGTAAGATTAAACCTAGCTGCGTTCAATGCTTGTTGTAAAGAATGTATACGTTCAGTTTGTGCAATTCCTGCGTTAAAAACACTCTTCTTTCCTTCGCCTTCCATATTATATAGTCCTCATTATAAATAATATAAATAATGTTTATATATAAATCTTTTGTTAGTGAAGTGTTGTAATTTAAAAGTGATACTATGTTTTGTAAACATTATTAAGTAACACCAAAGAATTTAAATAGTATTTACTAATTAATTATTTTATGACTAATGATATAACAGAAATAAAAGAGAAGATATTATTTTTACATCAGCGAGGAATAAAAGCTCATGTGAATACTAATAAGTTAGTGAAACAAAAAGATGGTTCACTTAAATATCAATTCTACAATGGATTAATTAGAGAGCTAAGTGATGCATGGTTTTTAATTGAAGATGAATATTATTATGCTGATAATAAATGTTATCCTACTGTTTGGATCACAGATGTAAAAGAAGTTAAGCCTTTTATATTTCCAAAGGAGGAAAGCAAATGAGTCTTAATGCTACTGAATGTTGTAGAACTATTGGATGTAATTGTGGTGGAACAAAAATGGTTGAGAATATGAATTATCTTACTACACACTATTGGATATTAGGTTTAGTTATTATTATAGCTGCTATTGTATTATTATTAATTGGATATATTATTTCTAAATATCAAAACGAACAGAGAGCAAGGAGAGATGGATTAATGTTTGGAACTGATGGGGGAAAATCATAATGGAAAGAGTATGTGAGAAGTGTAGTGAAGTTCCAGTTGATGAGCATCATCTATGGTGCAAGTATTTAGATAAACCTCATGGAAATTCCTGGAAGAATTATGATAATAGAATCTTTCTATGTAAGAGTTGTCATCAACAACTTCATAAAATTATATTGTCTATACTTCAAAAATATAATCCTTCATCTATAAAAAGTTTAGTTGAACATATTAATTGGAGAAAGATAAATACTAAGAATAGAAATAAAGTTATTGATATAGTAGTCAAGGAGAGTTGGAGGTGGTTAAAAAAAGATGACAGAAATTCCTAGAAGATTACAAGAGAGAGGTATTAAGTTTGTCTTACTTGAAAAAGGAGGTAAGAAACCATTTCAAAAAGAGTGGCAGAATAAAATTATTGAATATGATAATCCTGAACTATTACAACATTTATCTAATGGTGGAAACTATGGTGTGATGGGTGGAGGAGAAAAGCAATTAGTTATAATTGATTTTGATAATGAAGAGTTACAGAATAAACTTCTAAAAGAATTGCCTGAAACATTTATGGTTAAAACTGGAAGTGGGAAGTTACATCTTTATTATGTTAGTGATAAGGTAGATAGCTTTAAAATATTTGATGAACAAATGAATACTCTTGCAGATGTTCAAGGAGATGTTAAACAAGTTGTTGGAGCAGGAAGTATACACCCTAACGGAAACAAATATGAAGTTGTAGATGATGGAGCTTTAACTTATATTCCTTATGCACAAATAAAAGCATTACTAACTCCTTATGATAAGAAACCTAAGAAGGAAGATAAACCTAAAGAAGAATATAAACCTAAGACAGATGTTCAAGATGACTTCCTAGATAAACTTAAATCAAAGGTTTCTATTACTGATGTCTTAGATTCATTTGGTATTGATACATCACATAGTCCAACACTATGCCCATTCCATTCTTCTAAAGGTGGAAAGTGTTTAGGATTCAATGATGATACTGCTCATTGCTTTCATTGTGATGGAAGTTGGAATATATTTAGTTTTGTTAAAGATATGAAGAAATGTGATTTTAAAGAAGCATTAGAATACTTAGCAAATATTGGAGGACTTCAAGATGACTTAGAAGTTAGTAGAAGAAAATATATTGATAAGTTAAAAGAGAATCAAAGAAATGAAAAGTCAGAAGTTAAAGATAAGTTCTTAACTTTAGTTAAGGATAAAGATTTAGGAGGAGCTAGTGAACTACTTGTTAATTATATAAAGAAGAATAATTATATCTATACAACGAAAGATGATGTTAAGTCTGAGATGTGGATTTATGATAATGGGATATATGTTCCTCAAGGTAAATCACAGATTAAATTTATATTAAGAGATGTATTAGATAATTGGTATTCTGTATTTTATTATAATTTAGTATTAGGTAAATTAGAACCAGATACTTATATTGATCAAGACAAGTTCTTTAATCAAAACTATCCAGATGAAATTCCAGTCATGAATGGATTGCTTAATCTAAAGACAAGAGAACTTAAACCATTTACTCCTGAGAAGATATTCTTTAATAAACTTCCAGTTGAATATGATATTAAAGCAGAGTGTTCACAAATAGATAATTTCTTATCAGAAATATTAAAGAGTTCTGATGATAGAGATGTATTCTATGAGATGGGAGGTTTCTGTTTATTAAAAGAATATAAATTTGAGAAAGCATTTATGTTTGTAGGTAATGGAAGAAATGGAAAAGATAAATCATTAGAGTTAGTTAAAAGATTAATTGGTATTGAGAATTGTTGTTCAGTTCCTTTAGCTTCAATAGTTCCAGAAAGCTTTATCATATCTGAGTTTCATAATCGTATGGCTAATCTTGCTGGAGAGATTAGTAATCAAGACTTAAAGGATGCCTCAGCATTTAAAGCATTGACAGGTAGAAGTCTTCAATCTGCACCAAGGAAGTTTTTGAAGCCTATTACATTTGTTAACTATGCTAAGTTTATCTTTGCATGTAATGAACTTCCAATGGTATATGAAAACAATAAAGGTTTTTGGGATAGATGGGTAGTATTAGAATTTCCTTATACATTTGTTCCTAAAAAAGAATTAGATATGTTAACTGATAAGACTGGAGTTAAACTAAGGGATGAAAGTATTATTGAGAAGATTACAACTCCACAGGAAATGTCAGGGTTACTTAATAAATTTCTTGATGGCCTAGATAGATTGTTAGATAAGAGAAACTTTAGTTGTACTATAGGTTCAGATGAAATAAAGAAGTTATGGATTAGAAAGAGTAATTCGGTTATGGCTTTCTGCTTAGCTAACATTGAAGAACATTATGATGGCCATATTAGTAAGAAAGATTTTAGAAAGAAGTATACTGAGTTTTGTAAAGAACATAAACTAACTCCTAAATCTGATTGGGTAATTAAAAAGACAATAGAAGAATCTTATGGTGCTTCAGAAGGACAGAGAGAAGTTAATAGTAGATGGGATAGAGTATGGGAATGTATTAAATGGAGGAGTGCTTTTTAGTTATGGAATTATTATACTTTCATGACTTGCAGGACTTGCAGGACTTTTCAATCCTTATAGGAGGTCTTGAGCTGTCCTATAAGGTAGAAAAAAGGTGCAAGTCCTGCAAGTCCTGCTGGAGTTTATCATCTAAAGGTTCGCATAATCTATTTACATCAACAACTAAATATAAACTACAACAATATTTCTAATGGGCAAACTTATAACAACATGGTGTGATCATTGCCAAATTGAGACTGAACAGGAGTGGCAGGTTGAACCAGAAGATGAAGGTAACCCTCCAGAGTTCTACACTTTATGTTTATTGTGTGGGAGATATAACTATGACTAACCTAAAACAAAAGTATGCATGTCTTGAATGTGGGGAAACTTTTTCCTATAAACATAATTATAATCTTCATGAGTGTAACATTAATAAAGTTAAACAAGAAAGAATGTTTAAATCTCTTAAGAGAGTTGAGCAACAGATCAAACAAAGAAAGAGATTTGTTTATATTAAAATAAAAAAGATAAACTACAAGTGTGCTAACTGTCATGATGATGAAGTAGAACATAGAGGAGATTGGTGTGACACTTGTAACTTACCTGAGAGGAGTTCTATACAATGATAATCAATACTTCTCTATCATTAATCATCTTATCTCTTTGTTTAATTGCAGTAATGATATTGTATTTTATTAATCACTTGGTAGGAGTAATAAGAAAACAAATAGGTATAAACTATAATCAATTTATTATCTTTAGTATTATCTTAGCCTCAGTAAAGATGTTTGATTTATTAACAACAAAAATGTTTGTAGGTTTCTATGGAATAGAACAGGAAGCAAATGTTATAGCTAGAGACTTCATGAATAACTTGGGAGTCAATGGAGGACTAATTACTTTATATCTTATTGCAGTTATCTTAATGACTGTATTAATGTTTACAATATGCAGTCAATATAAAATTGGAAACAAAGAGAATATAATTTCTAAAACTACTAAATGGTTTATCTTTTTAATGTTAGCTATCTCTCAATTCCTAGTTGCTATCTGGAATAGTTTGAATGAACAAGAATCATTATGGTTAGTAAATCATTTACCAATAATACAAACAATGTTTAAATTATTATTTAATAACTAATGGAAAAAGTATATAACACCAAATGTAAATATTTAAATTTATGTAGATATTGCGATCATAAACAAATAGATAAAATGTTTACTAATCTTAATTATGATTCCATTTATCATAGTATTAATTATTATAACTAATTTAGACAGAAAACCTTTTGTTGTGAAAAGATTTGTCCCTTAATAAGAGTAACAATTAAATTTGAAGAAGTTATTAAAAACAGAAAGGTTTATAAAGGTGGAGGTATTAAATAAATCATGGAGAAAGATAAATGAAATACTCTCATGCCCTAAAGGGCAGAGTATCTAACTAAAACATGGTAAAACACGAATACAAACATTTCAATCCGTTAGAACATCAAGTAGATGTTAAAATGGCGAAAGTTAAAATTAGTTCTCACTCAAAGCATAATATTAACTATCACATAGTTTTCATTCCAAAATATAGAAAGAAAGTTTTAATGGGCGATAAATTAAAAGAAATTTTAACTACAATTATCAAAGGACAATGTGAGGATTTAGGAGTTGAACTTTTGGCTTTAGAAATTATGCCAGACCATGTTCATATTTTTGTCGGAGCGAAACCAACTCATACCCCTTGTAAAATAGTCAATCAAATTAAAGGAAATACTTCAAGGCAAATTAGACTTATATTCCAAGACATTAGATGTTTAGGATACGAACAAAAGTCTAACACTTGGAGAGGATTTGATAGTCTTTGGGCAGATGGTTATTATTGTGGAAGTGCTGGACATGTAAGTCAAGATAGTGTTAGAAGATATATTGAAGAACAACAAGGTAAGAAAGTCTTTGAGTATGATATTTATGAATGTCCAGAGGAACTAAAAGGTCAATTAAAAATAGGAGATTTTGTATAATGCAGATGCCACCAAAGAAAATAGGCAGTTCAGATGATTTTTATACTCCAAATAGTGCAATCAATCCAATAATTTCATACTTAAACAAAGAATGGAAAATCTGGGAATGTTGTTCTGGAACTGGAAATATAGTTAAATTTTTGAGAGAGAGAGAGAGATGAATGTTTTTGGAACAGATATAAAAGAGGGAGAAGATTTTTTAACTTCAAACAGAAAAGATTTTGATTGTATAATAACCAACCCTCCATTTTCATTAAAAGATAAGTTTTTAAAGAAATGCTTTGAGTCTGAAAAACCTTTTGCAATGCTCTTACCACTAACGGCATTAGAGGGAAAATTTAGACAATCTCTATATAAGAAATATGGAGTTCAAGTTATTTTATTTAATAAGAGAGTAAATTATCAAGTACATCAAAACAAAAACTCTTGTTGGTTTGCGAGTGCTTGGTTTTGTTATAAACTTAATCTACCTAAAGACTTGAATTTTGTTGAACTAAACGACGGAAACAACGGCATTCCTCCCAAGCCTAAAGTCTTAGGTATCCTGCCTACGATTATATGAAATATAAAATACCTTGGATAAATATAGTTTGGATATTATCTTTAATTGTTATAATAATTGTTATAATGATTGGATCTCTGCAATATATCTCAAAAGAATATTTATCTTTAAATTATTTTCCAATGCAGATGTTTGAATTACTGTTAATTGTAATAATAGCTAAGTTAATGTTTAATGAAATTAGTAATAGTAAAATTATAAGCAAAAAAGATATAAAGGAGGTTAAACAAAAAGTCTAAGCAAGTGCGTAAGGATTAAGCTTATTTTTTTTAATTTAGCTAATGTCCCTTTAACGCAACAATGCATAACAATACAAACATTTATAAACTACTAAAACATTTAAATTAACAATGGAAGCAAATAAAGAGGAAACAAAGGAAGGTAAGAAATTAATAGTAAAGAATTGTGCAAGATGTAATAAAGAAATTACTGGCACAGCAAGGAAGAAGTTTTGCTCAGTAAGATGTACTCAGAATTATTATTATTATCATAGTGATAAAGTTAGAGAAAGAAACATAAGACAGTCAAGAGAATCATATCAAAGAAATAAAGATAAGCCAGAAGTAAAATTAAGAACTAGAGAGAGATTTAAAAAGTGGTTATCTATTCCTGAAAACAAAATTAAGTTTAATGAAAAGATGAGAAACTATATGAGAAAAAGAAACTATAGATTATATCATGAACGTTTAGATGCAGGACTATGTACAAACTGTGGTAGATCTAAAGAAAGAGATATAACTACTTGTAATAAATGTACCGAGCAAAGGAATAAATGCAAATGAAAATAAAATTAGAAGTTGATGATGAGAAAGAAACAAAGAAGAATAATAAAGAAACTAAATACCAACCAATGCACGTGGAGATTGGAGATTTACCAGAATGACAATACAAACAGAACTTAAAAAGATAGGAGAGATAAAGATATTTAATAAGTATGATAATAAAGGAAAACCTTTTGGTAATTATAATATTGAAACTTATGAGAAAAGTTTAATTGCTGATCTCAAAAAAAAGAAAAAGGTGAAAAAGAAATGACATACAAAAAAGATGGTGATACTCTAGAATTAAACAGCAAAACTATTTCTGATAGTTCTGGAGGAGTCTTGCCTGGAAGCGGCACAAAAATAAATACGTTGGGAGTCACACACCTCTTTACTTCCAATAACAAACTTAATGGGAATTTAATGTGCCCGTGTTCGTATTTCCTGTCACTGTCATCTCTGAGCGGCTTCCAGGCGTTATATTCAAGGAGTTCATATGGGTGAAGTCCAGTTACTAATATCAACATTAGCTTTGGTTGATTGTATAATTTGTTTTGTTATTGGTGGAATGATAACTCTTATAAGTGAACTAATAGTAACTAATTACTTTGATAAGTTAAAAAGAGAATTTAAATATACTAAAGAGGAATATAAATATATCTAATGAAAAGCCAAATTAATATAAAAAAATGTATAAATTGTAATAAAGAATTTAAAAGAATTGGGAATAAAAATAAAGGAAATAAATATTGTTCATTATCATGTGTCTTTGAACATAGAAGAAAAATATCTAAATCATTACCAATAAATAAAATAACTATTATTGAAAGAGCAAAAAATAAATGTGAGGAATGTGGGATAGAAAGAAAATTACATATTCATCATATAAACAAAGCTGAATATCATAAAAATGGACATTCTCCTTTAAGTGGTGAACAAAACAATCCAAAAAATCTAATAGCTTTGTGTATTTTTTGTCATAGAAAATTACATTCAAAAGGTGTAAAAAGATTTACTAATAAAGGAAAGTGTATTGCTTGTGGAAAGGAATTTTATTATTATCCTAAAGCTAACCGTGGAAAGTATTGTTCAAGAGAATGTGCTTATAAAAATTGTAAATTGAAATTTGAAGATTATATTCCTAAAATTAATACATGTAAATATTGTGGATTAGCATTTGTTAATAAGAGAGAAAAAATGTATTGTTCAAATAAATGTAAGTCAAGGTGGTATTATTATGATAAAAAGTGAAAGAAGTAAATTAGGTAAGCGTTATAGAATTTTGGGCAAGGCTCACGAACTTGCTACTCGCAAAGATTTAGAGTCACAAGGCTGGATCGTATGCCGTTGGGATAAACAAGTTAATCTTCAAACTAATCAATTAGAAAATTCCAAACCAAAGTTTAATCCATATACTAAAACACTTATGATGTCTCAGAGTGGATTTCCAGACTTTATAATTTTTAAGTCAGTATGTGTTGGAGAAGTTTTGATTAGACTAGTTGAATCAAAGATGACAGGTAAGCTTGACAAGATTGAAAAACAAAAGATTAAGTGGTTGTACGATAATTTAAATATCTCAACATTGATTGCTTCTAAAGGAACAAACAAAGGAGAAATAACATATGGTTAAATATCTAAAAGAAATAATTATGCATCTGATGATTATCGGAGTATCTGCTTTTGCATTTATTAGTTTATTATCTTTTAGTAAATGGTATTTTACAATATTAGCTTATCTATTTTTATTACTTGGAGTATTTAATCTATTAATGATGTTATCAAGATTATTTAATCCTACAATGTGGGACACAGTTACAATAACAAATAATATAGTAAAAGAATATAAAAAAAATAAACCTGAGGTACAAAATAATGCCGTTCAATAAAAGAAGAAATAATTTTATAGATAGATTTCAATTGGATAACTTAAGAATGAAAAAAGATAAATGTAAAAACTGTGGTAGCATGGATAAAGAAGAACTAACATTACATCATATTGATAATAGTCCCCTATTAGAATTTGATGAGGATAACATAATAGTTTTATGTAAGCACTGTCATGATGAAGTTCATAAGTATGATAACTTGGAATGGAAAAATAGAATGGCTAAATTAAAATTACTGAAAGGAGGTAACAAGAAAAATGACTGAAGACATATTCGCAAAAGGAATTGGGAATAAGGAAGGACAAAAGTCTTTACAGGCAAAGCCAGTAGTGGTTATGGGCAAAGTAGCTGAACCAGTACTTGGTAAGGTTGGTTCTTTAAAAGCTGGAAAGGAAGTAGGTAAGAAATTAGTTCTTATCTGTAAACATCCAGACAAAGAAGAACTTATTAGAATATCAGAATTGATATTCGTAGCTGGAAAGACTGTTAAGACTTCAACAATGTGGATTAATCTGGATGAAGAAGGAAATATTCAGAAAGGATCTATCATTGCTAACTTATTGACTAAATATGGTGCTGCAAATGTTAATGCTTTAGAAGGTATGACATTACAGACTGATTTAGATGAAAATAAGTTCTTAGCTATCAAAGCTTACTAAACAACATTAAAGTTGTCCTAGTTGGCTGTAATTCATTCACAGGGCCTTTTATTCTTGAGGCTCATATCATTTAACTTATCAAATGGAAACACAAAACAAAGACAAGCTAATACTTGCCTACAACAAATTAAAGGAAGAACTTAATACTCAAAGAGATTCAGAAACTCTAAAGAAGTATGAGATACTTAATAAGGCCTATAAGTTAGGTAAGAAGATTTATGGAAATACATATTCTATTTCTAAGTTATCTTTAGACTTTGAATTACCTTTTACTACAACTAAAAGAATACTTTCATTAACTAAAGCAAACAATAAGACTTGGGAACTAATCAAATCAGGAAAGATGTCTGCATTTAAAGCTGCAATGATACTTTGTTCTAAACATTTAACTTATCAAGATGAAGTAATGCAAATGGTTATTAAGAATAATCTATCCACTTATGATATAAAAAATATAAAGATTAAGAATTATGATGATGTTAAAAGAGAGAAGTTAAGAATTGCAGTTGAAAGAGGATTTTCCAGAGAAGATTCTGCTTTTCATGCTTTTATAAATACAATTAATCGTTTAAACGAATTACTTAACTTAAATGAAGATTTCTTAACAAAAAACAAAAGAGATACAATTAGAAAAGAGTTATCAAAGTTAAATAAGAGAATTGAAACTTATATTGAAATTGAAGAATAGATTTAAATAGTTAAAGAGTTTTATTTTATATGGTTAAAACAAAGTGTGAGGTGTGGAGTAGAGTTGTAGGATATTTAAGGCCAGTAGAACAATTCAACGAAGGACAACAAGCTTCTTTCCATGATAGAAAAGAATTTAAAGTAGTTACTAACTAATAGTAACATATTATATTTTAATTGTTCAGCGAGGACGATAGGGAGAATTATCCTCGCTGTTTTACTTTTATTAATAACCGAAAGCTTTATATATAAATAATATTTATGTTATTTATATGGTTAATGAAAACTATTCTGTAACACTTGATTCTGAAATAGTTGAAGAAGCAAAAAAGTATTATACTGATTTTGGTGGAAAGCTTTCTCCATTGTTAAACAAACTATTAAAAAACTGGAATGTTATCCAAAGAAGTAATGCTAAGAACTTCCTA